GCATGAACGTGACGCAAAGGGCGATGCTGCCGCCTTTAAGAAGACTTTGCGCTCAATGGCTGGAAAGTCGAAAGCAACTCGGAAAGCATCGTCTCGGGGCGGCTCCGGCGGTTGAAGCGATATTCAAATTCTTTGGCATAGAGGCCAAGATATTTTGGGCTAACGCTGGTATGCGTTCCGGGGGACCTATATACCTGACTAGCCAGCCAATCAGAGGAGATGGGCGATCAAAATAATGAAAATGTCTTATGAAAGTCGAGTCGCCGCAATAGCGACTGCAAAGGTGTTCGGCCTACTTTTCGTCGTCGCCTTCTGTGCTTTCACTCTCGTCTCCGCTGTCTTTTAGACGGGAAACCCATGTCGCGAGCATCAGGCCAAAAAATGCCCCAAGGCCAGCAATTAAGTGAATCTCGGGGTTGATTGTTACGGAGTTAATCGCGCTAGTCGCACTATCAAATTCGTCTAACTTAACGAATTTCAAAGTTTTCCTAAAGCTAGCTTGAATAGCAAAATTCCAAATTGCGCACCCTACCCAGATGGCGCATGCTCCAATCAACAGATTGGGTTGAATTTTCCTAAATTCAGAACCATGTTCATAGGCAAGGTAAAAAAGCGCGCCTACTGCCGCTAGAACCAGACCCCCTACAATGTTCTCAAGCATTTTGCCCCCAATTTTCAGGAGGTCATAACAAAATTGCAGAATGAGTCCTAGCTTTTGTTGGTGAGCTGCTTGGTGGCTTCGATTGCCTTAATATCTTCATACACTAACTGCATAGGCTTTATTGAGTCAGGGTCGCGATCTTTGAAATATTTCATTGCCCTGCCACTCGTTATCCAGTCGTCTAACTTTTGGTTAAACTCGGTCATGAGGTCATTAGGGTAAAGCCGCGCCTGCACGGTGGGTCGTTTACCGTCATCAAATTCATGTGGATAAGAGGGGAATGAATCTGGGTCATATCCCTTATCTCTCAGCCAGCCCGAAAATATCTTACCAAGTGATATGTCAGGCATTAGCTTTGCAGGAATTACATATCCCTTGGATTCCAACGCGCCCAGAAGTTTGAATGTCATCTGGTCAAGCATCGAGAAATGGGTGGCGGGAATTTTACTGCGGTTAATGAGATAGCGGCGGATATGATAAGGGAACTGATAGGCTTCTTTAGAGCTGCCGCTCATCCATTCGAATGTCCATTTTGAAACCAGAACAGCAAATTTAGGGGATGCCCATTGACCCAAATTTATAGCTACTTGCGGGTGAACCCAAGTCCCCTGCATTTGGGGATGACCACCTTTTATAATCTGCACCAAGTCCGTTATCGGTATTCCGATATCGGATGATAACTCGTTCAAAAACGCCTTTGTCGCTTTTGTTTCGAGGTAGTGCCCCAACAGTTTCCCGCTAGCTTGGCATACGGCTGTTGCGTTTATGTAGCCGTCATTTGCGCGCTGATCTATCGAGATAGCTTCAACTTTATGCTCGATCAACGGCAATAGGCTCCATTGTGGGTCGCTATCATCAACTGGTGGCTCTTGTGGCGGTGGAGGTGTTGCCATAAGGGCTTTGCCAACATCCTCCATCGAGGCGTTGATTGGCTCAATTATCTTTTTGTCCTTAGCCACGTGTCAATTCCCTGTAAGTTAGGCGCTTCTTTGCCATGCGCTGTATCGTCATTGAGATAAAGTCCAAGGTTCCAACTTGGGAGGTATTATGCCGGAATGCAAATTCATCGACATAGCGATGTAGATGCTTTGGCGACATATAGTGGTAGATGCCATAGTGACCGCGCTTTAGCAGTGCCCAGAAGCTTTCAATGCCGTTCGTATGCGCCTGATCTTTGACATACTCACCAACCGAATGATTGACCGTTAAATGCGTGTAAGCGTCGTTCAGGCCCCGGTATGCACGGAGAGAGTCGGTAACGACTGTCGCGCCCTCTTTGGCATTGGCGCGAACGAAATTGTGAAGGGTGCGCTTTGAAGTGTCGGGGATAGGCTCGGCCCTGACTTCACCGTCAGTCTGGCGAATGCCGATAACTGCGATTTTGTCTTTAGTGCGGGTTCCAGTGCGCTTAGAAACGTGTTTGTTCTTCTCTTTTCCTCCGATGTAGGACTCGTCCACCTGAACGTCAGGACCCATATCGTCTTCCGAAATCTTGAGCCACGTTTCACGAATACGCTGCGAAAGAAACCACGCAGTTTTCTGCGTGACGCCTAGCTTTCGGGCCATTTCTGTTGATGGGATGCCTTTACGTGCGCTGGTGAGCAAATAGATGGCCAGCAACCACGTTTGAAGCGGTAGGCGGCTCTCTGCCAATACTGTTCCGGTGCGAACGCTAAAGTGCTTTCTGCAATCCCTGCAACGGTATGGCATGGGCTTGTGATCTTTGCATTCAACCACGTTAAAACTGCCGCAACGGCTACAATGCGGCTCATCACCCCAGCGGTTAGTTTCAAAGTATTTACGAGCCGATTCCTCATCAGGGAATTTCTTGAAAAACTCGAAGGTGCTTAGTTGCTCTGGCTTTGCGTTTGTCATGTAACCTAACTAGCCAAAAACGGGTGGCTAGTCAAGGTCTATTCTGGCTAGTTAAGTATATAGGTCCCGTTCCGGTGATTGAGCATTTCAGGTGACGCCAGAAATTCTCGATACCATTCACTGATACCGTTTCGTCTAGCCGATAATCATAATAGGCATATTCTTCCGCGCTGTGGTTTACCCGTGCATGGCGATAACCAGCATCGGACAGGTAAGCGTAGGAGCGCAATTCATCGGTATGGATATTGCCACCGATACGCACATTGTTTTTCACGAAAGGCTCTAGCGTTGCCCGGTAATCAGATCGCCGCCACGTTCCAGAGCGCCCACGACAACCGTTTTGGCGGCGCTGCCGCGATTGTGAGTGCCGCGCTTCACGCCGCCGACCAGAGTTTCGTCTATTTCAACATTCGTTCCTTCACCGCCAATAGGAGCCTCACCGTCCACATCGGCCATGTGTTCACGTATTAGCTTGGCCATGCGCCATGCAGTCTTATAGGTAACGCCTAGCTGGCGCTGCAATTCCTTGCCGCTAACGCCGTGGCGCGTGGTGGTGAATAGGTGGATTGCATAGAACCAAAGCTGCAAAGGGGTGCGCGTCTTTTCAAAGGGCGTTCCTACAGTCGGATGCAAATGATGGCCGCACCATTGGCAAGAATATGCCCGCTCGGCTTTGATGCGATACCAGTTGCTATCGCGCTCACATGAAGGGCATTCAAAACCCTGTCCAAAGCGAACATCGAATAGGTGCTGTAGGCAAGTTTCATCGTCAGGGTATATGCGGAAGAACTGGGCGGTAGTGACGGGTTTCTGTTTCATAACCCATTATATAGCAGAATATCCTACGTATGTAAAGGGGATACACCCCTAAGAAAGCGCCCAAATTCGATCCTGTTGTTTTATGTCTTTTTGTGATGTGTCAATCAGCACAATATCGCCGTCCTGTATGGTTCCGGTCATGCTGTCCCCAGCGCCCTTTGCCACAAAAAGATCGTTGAAGTGGCCCCGCATTAACCCTCGAAGCCAATTTCGCTGAAATGGGATTACTCCTTTTTCAATATATTCGTCGAAAACGGCTCCTCCACCCATGCTGTAGCCTAATTCTAATTCAGGAATGAGCGCTATACCGAGTTTTTGCAATTGATGGTCGAGTGGCGCTATGGCTTTCGCAGGGGTGCGAAGCATCTCTCCACCCTTCAGAAGCCATGAAGCAGACACGCCGAGCCTTTCAGCGAAGTCATGGGCCTTTCTGGCATATCCATTCTGGTTGTTCTCATATGCCCGATAGGATGTCGGGTTTTCACCTATGCTTTTGGCGAAATCGGTGGCCGTCTCGTATCCGGCACTTTGCCTTGCTGATTTTAGCCTATCGCCCGGTTCTTTCAGCTCTGTTTCTTCCATGGATTCGCTATTACATATCGCGGCGCTACAAATCATGTTGCATTGTGGCGCTACAAATGATAGTGCATCGTTCATTATGGATCACAAAACACTCTTGGAAGAACTTGGCGGACAGCATGCCGTCCACGCAGCACTAGTGGAAAGGGGTGTCGCGCTGAAACCTGTTTCGGTTAGGGCGTGGGCGCTTGGACCGCGAAATATACCTGCAAAATACTGGAAGCATATTGTCGAAATATCGAAGTCGCGCGGACTTGAGGTTTCATATGCCGACCTTGCCAAGCAGGTTGCAGCATGACCAAACAAGCCCGTAGTTCTACGACTTCCCTTATTGGCGGGCTTGACACTGGGGCGGCGCTTAACGGCGTCGCTCCGTTTTCGATAACTCACACTCGCAGAATTATGCGCGGACCAACATACGTCACGCAACACGAAACATTTGTTGCCGAGTTCATTACTCCCGAAAGCTTGAGCTTTGACGCGCCCAAGCACCCCTCCGGCAGCTTCTCCAATAGTAACCTCAACCATGGAAGCCGTAATGGCAGAAAGTCGCAATAAGATCATGTGTCACAAATCTACGATTGTAAAACGCCGTCAAATGTCGATCCGACGCGATTTGGATAGGCGGGGGTTTTCCATGAAGGCGGTGGCTGCCGATGCGGGCATTCCATACGCAACGCTGCTAACCTATTTCCCCGCCAACCGAGATAAAGACCCTGCGCAGATACCGGGCGGGGTGATATTCGCGCTTGCCGACAGCAAGGCAATACCGCTTGATTTACTGTCCCTTTTGCTGCCGGATAGCTGCGCAATTGTCGCCACGCCGGAAGGTTTAGATCACGATAAATTGGCCGAACTTTGCCAGAATTATCTAGCAGAAAAACACGCGGCGCACCACCCTGAAAGTGAGGATGGCCGCGAAATATCCGATGGCGAAGATAAGAAAATAAGCGAGGCCGCTGCGCCTTTGAGGGCGGTGTCGACATGAGTAAAGATAAGCCGCTAGGCCGTAAGTCATATGGAAGTATCCCGCATTTGCCAGACAGCCGTCTCGGGGTAGGGGATCACCATTGCCATGAAGGGCAATCTGTAATCTGCACCGAACGTCGGCGCGATAAACACGACCGTATAATCGTCACCGAGAAAGTTGACGGTAGCAATGTGGCGATTGCCAAGTGGAATAGTCGCTCTAGGGAGGGCGGGTTATTTGGCCAATACCAGTCCGTTTGAGCAGCACCATCATTTTGCGACTTGGGTCGATAATAGCTTGGGTAGGTGGAGTGCAATGTTGAATGAGGGCGAGGCGCTACATGGAGAGTGGTTGGCGCAGGCTCATGGCACCATTTATGATCTCGGGCACGAACCCTTTGTGGCGTTCGACCTAACAGAGAGCGGGGAGAGGGTTTCTTTTGATGAACTGAAGTCCCGCTGCGACTTCTACACCGTCACAACGCCGCACATAATTTCGGATGGCCAACCTATTTCCACCAAGCGCGCGTTGAAGCAGCTCGGCGACAGGGGATTTCATGGCGCGTGCGATCCGGTGGAAGGCGCGGTGTGGCGAGTTGAAAGGCGGGGGGAATTTGACTTTCTGGCCAAGTTTGTCCGGCATGACAAGCAGGACGGCAAGTATTTGCCAGACATTTCTGGGGACGATGAACATTGGCATTGGAGGGCGACCGCATGACCACAACAATAATAGCCTGCACCATTTGTCTTCTTGTCGGCGTCTGGCTTGGCGTATCCTTTAGCAACGCAAAGGAAAGCGAACTGCAAGACCTGAAAGCCCAATTGGCGGCATCCAAACCAAAGCGCGGTGCTGGCGGTAAGTTTGTGAGTAAGGGCGCATGAAGGTTCTAGTGGCCTGTGAATTTTCAGCAACGGTGCGCGATGCTTTCCGCAAGGCGGGGCATGACGCATGGAGTTGCGACCTGCTACCGACCGAAGGTGATGCTGAATGGCATATCCAGGGCGACGCGATAGAGGCCGCTTATGGGCAGCATTGGGATTTGATGGTTGCGCATCCACCTTGTACTCATTTGGCAGTTAGCGGCGCGCGTTGGTTTAAAAATAAGCAAAAAGAACAGGGCGAAGCGCTGGATTTTGTTAGAACATTGCTCGCCGCGCCTGTTGCTATGATTGCCTTGGAAAACCCTGTTTCGGTTATTTCGACGAAAGTAAGAAAGCCAGAGCAAGTTATTCAGCCTTGGCAGTTTGGCCATGGAGAAATCAAGGCAACCTGCCTTTGGCTGAAAAATCTCCCGTTGCTTACGGCGACCAATGTTGTTGATGGCAGGGAAGCACGTGTTCACAGAATGCCGCCTGGCCCCGGCCGTTGGAAGGAGCGAAGCCGTACGCTGCCGGGAATTGCTGACGCAATGGCATCTCAATGGGGCGGCGACCTGATTGCGAGGGCCGCATGATACGCACACTAATAGCCCGATACCGCAAACCAAAGCAGGTTCCGTTACGCCCCGACCCTGACCACCGCGCCCGGTCATTAGCACAAATGGACACAGAGCGTCGCTCAAGGCGTATTGCAGCAATTGGAGCTGTGTTTGACCCTGAACTAGCAAAACGTGCCGACAGGGACCGCAGAGAGCGTGTGCAGGCTGCTAAGAATTGGACGCCTGCATGACAACAATATCCTTCGACCTACCTTGGCCTTCATCCGAGTTATCAGGGCACAATAATGGTGCGTGGTATAACAAAAGCGGCACCGTAAAGGCCCATAGGCTGCTGGCGAAGATGGAAACGAAGAAGCACGGTCTGCGCGTCTGCAAAGAAGGCGACATACCCATAAGGATTGATTTCTATCGCCCGAACAAGCGCGGTGACCGCATCAACTTTCCCATACGCCTCAAACCGTATTTTGATGGGATTGCTGACGCTCTCAAGGTGAATGACAGCCGCTTTGTGCCTGAATACCATTTCCATGATGGCGAAGCGCCGGGGAAGGTTGAGGTGACGCTGTGAGTTTGCGAACCATCACCCCAAGTTGGTATGAAGCGCCTGCACAAAAGGGACAGGGTAAGCGGATAGCCATTCGGGATGTTATCGACAATGCAAGTATTATATCCGGGATCGCCAAAACAGATATTCTTGGCAAAAAGCGGACGCGTGAATACGCGCGCGTGCGACAGGCGATATCATACGTTCTACATCGACGCCGCCCCGACCTTTCATATTGCCAAATAGGCAGGCAGCTTGGCCAGCGCGATCATTCGACAATAATACACTCGGTGAGAGAGGCGCGCAAGCACCGCCTCAAAGACCCTGAGTTCGATACTCTTATTCAGAAATTGGAGGCACTCTAGTGAACAAATGGTTTCGGTTTTACTCTGACGCAATGCGCGATCCCAAGGTGGCAAAACTGTCCGATAAGGACTTTCGACTATGGATAGATTTGCTCTGCATAGCATCTGATAATGGAGGGTTTATCCCTCCGCTTGATGAGTTGAAACATATTCTAAGGAGGCGCTTAGACCACCTTAAAGGGGGTGTTGATCGACTGATAAGCGCGGTGTTAATCGACCCATTAGAGTATGGTTATACACCTCATCACTGGAAGAAATTCCAATATAAATCAGATATATCGACTAACAGGGTGAAAAAATTCAGGTCAAAAAGAAACGTTTCAGAAACGCCCCCAGACTCAGAAACAGATACAGAGAACCCCCTTACCCCCAAAATTCGGAGTGGGGGTGGGGGTTCTGTTTCCGGAGGTCCGCCATCACTTTCGCTGGTCGGAAATGACGCGGAAGATGAGCGCCGCGCTGTAGCTGCTGGCATAGGCGACCTTCTGAAAGAAATGGCTGGCAAGCAATTACCCAAAGTTCGTTAACCACCTACCTAATCGACCTGGAGATACGCAAATTGAGCAAGCAGCAGTTACGAAAGAAACGCGACGCAGGGGCGTATGGCAGCCTGTCTGCGAAGGTGATGGAAGGTTATTGGAAAGTGAGGAGTAGTGGATTGTGAGCAAGTCGGACGCATTAGCATTTATTGATGAGGCCATTGACGCGTTGACCATCCAGGCATGGCGGGGGCAGGACGTCGATAATATGGTTCGTGTGCCGCCGCTCGAGGCGACAATAGCGATTGAACTTGACCGTGTGGATTGCGCCATTGGGCCGAAAGGCAAGAGCATGTTTGCGCCGTTAGCCGATAATGTCAAACAGGCGATGGCAGCATTGCATGGCGCGCGGAATGCTATCGCTCAGGACTTAGACAATGGATAACTGGCTCGATCAGGAATTTGCATCGGGATATCGTGATGGCCGCGACAAGCTTGCGCCTGAAAAAGAAATGCACCTACCGCTGGATGATATTGGAAAATGAGGAGTAGTGGATTGTGATTTTGCACGCGTTGGAGAGAACCAGCCCGAAAGGCGAGAAGTTTCTTGGCTTCTGCACAAAATGCGGACGCGAAGATTTGCCGATTGCCGCAATGAACGAAGAGTGCGTAAATCCGGCCAATCTTACCGATGGCGACGCAATAATGATCGCTGTTGGCGAAACGCTGCGAAAAGACGCATGACAGCAAAAGCGATTGAAGCCTTTGGTCGAGACGGAACGGCTCGATCCCGTAGGGACGAAAGCGCGGTGGCGCAGCCATTTGCCGAAAGGAAAGGGACTTATATACTTGACTGCCGAAAGGAAATGAAATGAGTAGTGATCTTGAAAGCAATTGGCCGCGTTGTGCGGGCTGCGGTGCGCCCGAACCAGAATGTAGGTGCGAAGAAAATGATTTTGATTGCGGCCAGTGTGGTGGTGAAGGCGTCACCTATGATTGCATTGACGGTCAATGTCTGGATGCTGAAATCGGTTGTGATCTTTGTGCTACGAAGTGCGATTATTGCTCATGACGCTGCTTGAAAGAGACATTAAATGCGTTTGCGGCAACACACCGTGCGACGGACTGGATTGCGGTGTCTATCTATCCGGCCAAGCACCACGAAAACCCTACAAGCCTAAATCGCCAGAGGAATACAAAGATATTCGCGAAAGGGCATGGAAAACTAGACGCGCCAAATATGGCAAATACGGACACCGATGAGAAAACCCCAATGATCGGAAGTTATGTATATAAGCCCCAAAGGAAACCACAATGGATAAACTAACAAAAGCGATAGCTAGGGCTATTTGTGAAGAATATTATGGCTGCCCCGATGAATTGGTTGTCACCTTCCCGATAGATGAGGATGGCGAGATGCGTAGGAAAGATGTTCCTCGCCTAGAAACAACAGACGCGCATGGCCAAGCGCAAACCGCCCTACAAGCAATCAAGGACAGCGGTTATGCTGTTGTGCCTGAAAAAGAAATGCACCTACCGCTGGATGATATTGGCCTAGAGGTTGAAGATGCCCTCAGATCGGAAGGCATCTATTGTTGGGGGGCTGAAGGAGAACGGTTTGAACGGATGTTTGAAGTTGTGATGAAAACCCGCCGAACCGGACAGTACGCAGCAGCACAGGAGGAAGGGTGATGCTGGAATTTATCAAAGCACTGCAAGCCGATTACAATTTGCTGGCAACTTTCATAATCGTCGTTGGCGTCGCCAGTTGGGGATTGGGGCATATCGCCAAAGAATTTCGGAACAACCCCAATGACTGAAAAGCAAGAGATAGTAACGTGGCTGCGGGAAAATCGGGGTGGGCGACTTTCTCTTGGGCAAAGGTTTTTGCTTGCTTGGTGGGCGCTTCGGTATGGAGAGCTGATTTATTATAGCGCGCGCTTAGCTGCGGCTAATTTGATAGAACAAGACAAACACAAGACCAATGATTGACGACAGCGAGCCGAATAGCTGGACCCGCGCAAAGGGTTTGGACCTGCGCCAGCTATCTTCGCACCAGTTACACGCGCCGGAACTGATCGAAAGGCTACGCGAATGGCATGATCTACCAACAATGGCCGACGCAAGAAACATGATAGCCAAAGAATGCAAACGGAGGACGGTTCAAACACATGGGTAAAGCACTCGCAAAGCGCAAAGATGAGACAGACCTGCAATTCCGTGGTCGGTTGGCCAACGCGCGGACGCAGGGGCAGGGTAGGGATTTAATCAATCCGTTCCGAGAGCAGCACAACGACTTCGAAACAGGTTTTGTCAAAGACCCTGAGGCGCGCGGACGTATCGGCGTGCGAAAAGTGAAATGCAGAATAACCGAATTGAAAGAAGCTGACAAGCTAACCGAAGGTGAGTACAAAGCCTTAATCCGGTATCGGGACGCATGGGACATCTGCGATAGGTCGGCAGTCCGTTCTAGCATTGATTTCAGCGTTAAAGGCGACGGTGATGGCATGTTGGCCTATCTCGACAGCAAAGAACAATTGTATGGGTGGCAGAAGGCGATTGGGGAAAAATGCAAGCTATCCATATTTGAAGCTGTGACATGCAGAGGCAAGAGCTTTCGCCAAGCGGCTATTGATATTCACGGTTACGACAATAAGCGCGTGGTCGATGATGTGCAGAATCACTTTGAGCGCGGGGTGCGAGCGTGCGAAAACGTTGTGAAATAGGGGCTTGCAATTTGTCTAACTTCTGCTATACGAAGTGACAAGATATTTTAATAGCGCCTAGCGGAAACGTGATGGCGCTTTTTATTAAAGATGGCGATTGTAACGCTTTCGCCGCCCTCGGCGCTAAATGTGACTGAGGTGTCTATTCCAAGGTTATATGACCGGCACCGCTTGGCAGTAATGCTTACGTGCCGGTTCTCAAATTCCCACCGCCATTCAACTGGCAGCCTTTCAGAAACATATATGAATAACATGCGCAGCAACTGTTTGCGCGGTGGGTAACTAATAAACGTCCGAAGCGGACCTATTATACAGTTCCGCGTTAGGAGATAGTGATGCGGGATGCTGTAAGAGACGCAACTTTAAGCGATTTGCCTGCGCTTTTGGCTATGGGTGAAAAGTTTGTTGATCTGGCATGGTCTAGGGTCAACATTCCGTTCGACAAAGAAACTTGCACTGAGCTGCTAACGAACCTGATTGAGGGCGCAGACAATATCCTGCTGGTGGATGATGATGTCCAAGCCATGTTTGGTGCGGCAATCCACGGTTGGCATTTCAACAAACATAAGATCAATGGGACAGAACTTTTCTGGTGGCGGGAAAGAGGTAGTAGGGCGGCTAATGCTGTTAAAGCTGCCGGTGAGCAACGGGCGAGGGAACTGGGCGCAGATACGTTCTGCATGGCATTGCAGGCACATATGCGGAGTGATGCGCTGGACAGGCTTTACCGGATGCAAGGTTATGTGCCGAGCGAAGTCATCTACATAAAGGAGATTGGCTAATGGTTGGTGTGACAGGCGCGCTCGTTGGCAGCGCGGTAATTGGTGGAATTGGCTCCGCAATATCATCGGGCAATAACAAAAAAGCCATTAACGCCGCAACGGATGCTTCGACGGCAGCGACTGATCGTTCCATCGCATTGCAGCGCGACGTATATAATAGCAACAGTGAAAACCTATCGCCATTTATGGCGCGCGGTAACAGGGCTGGTGATGCAATAAACGCATTGCTTGGCCTTGGCGGTCCTGAGCCAGCTCAACTGCCGGGTGGCGCAAGATATGGTAATCCTACTGCTGCAACAACCTACGCGCCTTATGGCGGTAATGTTAACCCGAACTTTTATTCTGGCCAATCATTTTATGGCGGCGAGCAATTGCCTTTTAGTGGCGGTGATTTTTTTGGTGTCGGTGGCCGGTCCCCCGGTTTCGGTTTTCAAAATCAACCTAGCCGTGCGACATATCAAACCCCGAGTTATAGTGCAGCCGAAGCGCCGGAATCAGGACAATCGGCTTATGAAAGGGCGTTTGACAATTTCAAGGATTCCACTGGCTATCGCTATCGCGTAGATGAAGGCAACGAAGCAATTAATTCGGGATATGCGGCGAGGGGTGCTTTACGCTCTGGTGCTGCATTGAAGGCATTGCAGGATCGCGGACAGAATGTAGCATCCAACGAGTTTGGCAGATATCTAGGTTATTTGGGTAATCAGCAGGGTGTTGGCCTTTCTGGTGCATCTGCGTTGGCGGGTGTTGGTCAGGGGTTCGCCAATAATGTTTCCAATCTTGAAGGCCAAAACGCAGCCACGATTGGAAATGCCGCGATTGCGAGAGCGAATAACAACAATAATTTCATAGGTTCTGTGGCTGGCGGCATTGGAACGGCCCTTGGCTCTAGTTTCGGAGGATAGCTTATGCAGCCTAATTTCGGTGCATTGCGCAATGATAGTCCGTTAACCACTGCATTGCAGGGCTTTGAGTACGGGCGCGGCAAACGAGCTGAAATGGAAACGTCGAGCGCCTTGGGCGCTCTCGCGCGGCAACCTGATGACCCTGCGGCTTATGAAAAGCTTGCTCGTTTTGCTCCTGAAAAGGCATTCCGGTATCAGGAACGTCAAGATCAGATGGCCGCACAGAAAGCTGCGCAGGAGCGAAAAGCGCAGGAACAGCAGTTAACCGGGTTAGCGCTGAACGGCGACCCCGAGGCACGTAAGCAGCTCGCCTATTTCAACAGCGACCTATACATGAAGCTAGACGAACATGGGCGTAAGCAGGTTGATGGCACAATGAAAACCATCGGCAATTTGGCGTTTAGTATTTTGCAGAAGCCTGAAGCAGAACAAGGGCCAGCATTACAGCAGGCTTTGCAGGGATTGCAGGCGCAGGGAGTTGATTTATCTGCAATCGACACATCGCGTCCGGCGGGAGATGTTTTACGCTCTGCCTTGGCAATGACGGGACAATTGGATGAATGGGAAAAATTCAGCCAACCGAGATATACAGCAGTTGGAGAGGCGGGGCTTGCTGGCTTTCAGTTTGGTCAACCTATTAATGGTGGGGCAAATGTGGCCCCGCAGCAACCAAACATTCCGCAGCAGGCTATTGACGCATTGACGTCGAATCCTGCGTTAAAAGAGCAGTTTGATGCCAAGTATGGCCAAGGAGCATCCGATAGGGTTGCAGGAGGTCAGGCGTCCGCGCCTGGGGGCTTTCGAGCAGTAAGGGGCACTTACCGCCATCCAAATAGACATAATATCAGGGCAGCTGACGGGTCGAATGTGATAGCATCTCTGTTTGGCAAAGGTGTTGTCACATCGGGCTTTCGTGGACCCAACCATCCGTTGAGCAGGAAAAACCCGAATAGCTGGCATGCTCGTTCACGCGGCGCGGTCGATATGCGTCCTGTTAAGGGCATGACCTTTGAGCAAGCGGCGAAGAGAATTGAAGATCAGGGTTATACAATTTTGGAAGCCAGAGACGAAGTTAAATACCCGTCCAGCCATGCGACGGGTCCGCACTGGCATTTTGTGATTGGGGAGGGTTGATGCAAAACTTTTTTGACCAGTTTGACGCACCGCCGAGCAATAATCCAGCACCAGCAAATCCGCCTGCATTTATACCGGGCACGCGCAAGCAGCCGACGCAGATACAGCAGAACGCTGATCAACGGGCAGCGGATGCCAATGCTCGTGCAGAGAGAGCAGAACAGCGCGCGCATGAAGCACAGGCTCGTTCGAATGCGGCTAATGCAAGAAGCCAGACAGAATTTGAGAATAAACAGGCAGACCGCGAGGCGGCGGGTGGTGTCAGCGCATCTGTTGAGCAAGGTAGAGCCGCATCGTTCTTTAGCAGGGCGCAAAGTGCAAATGCCGACTATGAAGCTGCGGGTTTAGACCCTGATTCTATAATTGGTAAATCCGCATCGGCGATAGCTCCTGATGTCACGTCCTATTTTTCAAGCGATGCGAGAAATGCGCAGCGCGGACGGGAGTTGGATTTCATAGGTGCTGTTCTTCGTTATGAATCAGGTGCGGCAATCCCTCCGTCTGAAATTGAAAGCGCGTATAAGATATACTTCCCTACGCCTGGCGCTGGACCGGAAGAAATAGAGAGTAAGCGTAAGGCCCGTCAAACGGTGATGGAGGGCCTTCGCATTGGTGCAGGCCCCGCCGCCGCTTTGGCTGGCAGCCCCGAACAAGCACCTGAACAAGACCTAGGCATAACGGTTGATCTGGCTAATGCTGATGAAAATGGCGTGATTACGAATGAAGCGCCGGGCACGCCGGATGGTAGTTCGGTCGCAGCATCTGACCCCAGATTAGTTGGATTTAGGGAAGAATACCCTGATGCAGCCACGGTCCATCTGGATGGTTCGGGTAAGCCATTTGCTTATGAGACTGTGGATGGTGATTGGGTTGGAGTTGTCAGCGGGTCTGCACATCTCGACGATGAATATGACGCCCGTGTCCAGCGCGGCGCTGATAGGCGCGAAAAAGAACTTGGCGATGCTGGTTTTGGCAAGCGAACCGAAAGCGGTTTGACCTTCGGTCTGAGCGATGAACTGGCGGGGGCAGGTTATTCTCTCGGAAGGCTCTTGCAGGGCGACACCGGTATAGCAGATAACTACGCGATTGGCCGAGATGTTGACCGCGAACTTTACCGCAGGGCGGATGAAAGAACGGGTTTTGCAGGCGACGCCTTGGAACTTACCTCGGCGCTGGCAACCCCGGGCGGAGCGGTAAATACAATTAGAAGAGCCGCAGGCGTGGGCGCTGGCTTCGGCGGTGTCGGCGGCTTTGGTTATGGGGAAGGTGCAGAAGGGTCTGCGGTTAACGCATTGATAGGCACGGGCGCGGGAGCCTTAGTTGGTGCTGGTGGACAGAAATTTGTGAATGCGCTTACATCCAGGGCGGCGGCTCGACCGAATGCTCGGGCTATTTCTGACGCTGGCAATGCGGAGGGCGTCACCGTCAACAGAGCGATGGTTGATAAGAATCTCCAGCCAAAATTTACCGGCTCTGCGGGCACAATGGTTGGTAGCCGGAAGATTCAAAGGGAATTGTCTGAAGTTGGCGGTCAAATCGAAGGGCGGGTTGCTGACCTTGGGGCAGGCGGGACTGCTCGTGTAACCGAAACAGGCGGTGATTTGGTAGAGACTGCCGCGAAGCGCGCCATCGACCGCACCGGGAAAATTGCCAAGCGCAAATATGATCGAGCGGAGAAGTTGGCGGGGGATGCTAAGATTTTGCCCAAGCAGTCTTTGGCCGTTGTTGATGATGCTATCAAAACTCTATCAGAAACTCCAGGCATCAATTCAGCCGAAATCAAGTTCCTTGGGACGTTGAAGGGTGATCTGGGTGAGAATCTAAGTGTTGGCGCATTACGGAGGATGCGTACAGGCCTCCGTGACAAAATTCGTAGGGGCGAACTCACGTTTGGAGAAGATGAGGCGCGGGTTCTCTCGATCATGGATACTGCCGCCGATGACATTCGGGCAGGGCTTACCGCCCAAGGAAAGGTTGGTGCGGCCAGGGCGTTTGATGTCGCCGACAAAGCTTATCGCGCGCGACAGGAGTTCATTACCGAAACCATACAAAAGGTAATCGGGAAACGAAATTCTCCACTTTCGAGTGAGCAGATATTTCGAAAGTTTAAGGCAATGGCAACCCCGGGCGGCGATGCGAAGGGGCTACGAAAACTTTATGCCACGCTAGACGCCGACGAAGCAGCAGATATCGCCGCTACATTTGCTGAATCGCTCGGCAAAAACACTAAGGGCGAGTTCTCAACAGCGCATTTTGTCACTCAAGTTCAAAAACTACCGGAATCGGCGAGAGCGGCCATATTCGGGAAAGAGGGCGCGCAATCGATCAAAAACCTAACGCTGCTGTCGAAGGAGCATAGCAGGCTTGCCGGCGCAGCGGGCGGATCCCAAACCGGCCTAAGAATGGATTTCAAAGGCTGGTTGTCCAATCTACTTATTGGTGGCGGACTGGGCACTGCGGTCGATGGCGTGACGACTGGCGGCGTTGTAGCCGCTGGCGCGGTGGGAACTAAGCTCTTGCGCGACTGGAACAGTGCGAGACTGCTCATGTCGCCGAAAATCACGCGTTGGATACAAACCGCGCCCAAAACGGCAGATGGGAGAGCGATAGACAATCATTTCAACAGACTTGGGCAGATAGCGAAGGCCGAACCTGCTCTGGCGGGGGATGTTAAGTCACTCCAAGAATTAATCCTCAAGAGCGCTAACGATAATGCATACCGCGCCGCCGCCGAGGGTGGCGAGCGCCAAGTAAACCGGGTTGGCGAATAGGCCGATGAGCGAAGCTAGGACAAACCGAGGGCGGAGAAGTTCTTTCAATGGTCAGCAGGTTACCCGCTTAGGTATTCGATATTCCTCGACCACAAAATCTCTACCCTTTGGCCTTGCAATCAAAGTTACAAGACAGCCATTTGATTTAAACTTAGTCGCAGGAACATAGGCCGTGGTGACATTAAAGTCGTATGGTCCTCCTCGGACTGTTGTATTGCTTCTTCCGGCTATAACTCCGCTACCTCCGCCCCAATAAAATTGGAACGCCCTTCTCCCGTCTGGCAGGTTAAATATTGCCTCAGGGCGGCCATAAGAAATAAACGCCTCTGATATAGATTTGCCGACGTGACGCTTCGCCTCGGTCGAAGCACAGGCCGCTAACGATGCGAGTAAAACGAGTGGCAATACAAACTTTTTCATTTCGCTAATTTCACTCCTCAGTTCGTAAGTATCATCTACAGAGATTCTTCAAATTTTATCCATAACCCACAGATTAGCGGAGAAGGCTGCAAATGACAACTTACTCTGACGAAGATTGGGATAAATTGCTTGCTTACATGGAGGGAGGCAAGTCTTTGTTACAGGCTTGCCGTGAGGATGGGATGCCGTCCCGGCCAATGGTTTACCATAAGCGCAGGCATGAGCCTGATTTCCGCAAGAGATACGATGAGGCAAGGGCTTGCGGCATACATACGCTTGTCGATCAGTGCCTAGATATTTGCGATGAAGACGCCGACGACGCAGTAAAGGTTCAAAATAAGAGATTGAGAATAGACACGCGCGTTCGCCTCGCTGGCAAATGGATGGCGTCTGTTTATGGCGAAAAAACCGCGCTTATCGGCGGCAGTGATGAAGATGCACCAATCAGAACCGAAAAGCAGGTAAAAATGGAAGATTTAACTGATGAGCAGCGCCGCGCTCTCGCAGGTATCAAACTACCGTCCGATTGAAGCGGATATAGTAGCGGCAAGGAGGTATCTAGCGAAGGATAGCGTGCAGGACTTTGCCTGCATGGTGGACATTCCAACTGTTCCGGTATCTGACGATGACGAAGAGGATAGTTTTAGCACGCTGCGCCTTCAAAGTCTGGCGAAGCATCATAGGCTGATATTGCAAAGCCTACAGGATTTGGCGGAAGGGAAAATACCAAATCTGATGTTGCTGTTCCCCCCAGGGTCGGCAAAATCAACTTATGCAGATGTGGTTTTTATACCGTGGTGGATGGCTCAGGAACGCCGCAACAATGTTATTCTGGCGTGTTACGCAAGCGACATTGCAAAGAAGCAGGGGCGTAGGGCAAGGCAGCTTATAAAATCGAATGGGTTTTATAATTTAACCGGACAAGCATTGAAGCCGGATCAGACGGCAGCAGACGAATGGGCATTGGAAAATGGCTCAGAGTTTATGGCGGGCGGGCTTTTGTCAGGATTGACGGGGAATCGCTGCGGTCTTGGGATTGTTGACGATCCTATCAAGGGCCGCCAGCAGGCAGAAAGCCAAACGATAAGAGACAGCACTTGGGATGCTTATACGGATGATTTTTGCTCTCGGTTGATACCGGGCGCGCCGCAGGTGATGATTTTAACCCGCTGGCATCAAGACGATCCAGCGGGCCGGATACTGCCGGAAGATTGGGCGGGGCAAAGCGGAGTATTTGATGGCAGGGACGGTAGAACATGGCATGTTCTTTGTTGTCCTGCGATTTGTGAGAATAAAGACGATCCACTTGGAAGGGAAATAGGCGAAACGCTTTGGCCTGAGTGGTTTTCATTGGACCATTGGAAGCCATTTCAGAAAAATAGCCGCACTTGGACCAGCCTTTATCAACAAAGGCCAGCTCCGGACGAAGGAACATTCTTTCAGAAGTCGTGGTTTGACAGATATGCCGATAAGCCGAAAATACTGCATTATTACATGACGTCTGACCACGCGCCGGGCGGTGAAGATCACAACGATTTCAACGTCTTTAGAATGTGGGGAGTGGACCACAGGCAGCACATATGGATGGTTGACGGGCATCGAAGCCAAGAAACTATCGACAAGGCTGTAGGGATAGAAATTGACGGTAATGGAAACCAGAAGGTTGCCGACGAAGGTGCGCTGGCGTTGATTAAAAAATGGAAGCCCCTTTGCTGGTTTCCTGAAGATGACAATAACTGGAAGACAGCCAAGCCATTTGTGGTTGCGGCAATGCGTAAATTGGGCGTTCACTGCCGGATTGAAGCACTAAGCCCACATGGGCAGGACAAGCCGACAAAGGCGCAGCCATTTCAAGCGAAGGCGGCAATGGGAGAGGTCCATATACCGGTCGGCGCAGATGGCGATGCGGTGATTGATGAATACTCCCGATTTCCTGCCGGGAAGAATGATGACGAAATAGATGCAGGTGCAAATATAGGGAGGGCCTTGGATCAAGCCCACCCTGCGATTGTGCCGACGCCCAAGAAGGAAACCGGGCATGATGGATATTGGCCAGATGAAGAAGATTCCGGTGATTGGAAAACAGTATGAGGGGTTATAGATGTTAGCTTTAACTGACCTTGTGCAAAAATTTGAGGCGTCAGAGCAAGCATCTTTGACGGCGCGTTCTGAATCTGAAAAATCACGCGATTATTATGATGGGCGGCAGCTTACGTCCGCTGAAATACAGGCACTGAAAAAGCGCAGGCAGCCACTTGTGATAGAAAATTTAATCCGCCCCA